ACAATCAAATATCTGATGTGTGTTCTCTGTAAACCCCTCAGCAGTTCCTAATATTTTAGTATTAAACTGTCCAACAAGAGTAGGATTAGTCGGGTCTGTTGTTACATCATACACTTGAAACCCATATACCTGCAAAACTACCTATAAATTCCCATGTTAAATAATCATTAAAATTCATAATGAGATCCTCCTTAAATTTATAATTTATTTTATTGTCCATTCAAAATCTGATGACAAAATATCATTAGCATTGATACTAGTTGTTGAATGAGCAACATCAAAATATACTTTCATTCTATTAGTGCTTTCGAAATTAACCATGCCTCCAGAATATGCAGTATGTTCTTGACCTTTATTAATTTTTGTCTCAATGCTGGCATACTTGGTAAGCAGTTTTGCCGCAGTTATATTTTTCGAAAAACCAGGCACAGATGCAGGATTAGAAGCAGTAGGAACATCTCTTAAGAGAAAGTCGCTGTTTAATGAATAGTGAGTAAACATCTGTGTACCATCACTTCCGTCCTTGTGGCATTGGAACGTTGCAATTCTTGCTTGTTCAATTGTAAGATTTTCAACTGCTTTATAATAGTTTTGCACTCTTACAGTGTCACCTTCAAATGTCAGTATTTTATTGCGTATAAACGCCTTATTTACCGAATCATCACAGTGATACACATCTGAAGTGACATAAAACGTAATGTTTCTAAATGGTCTTTCTGTTATATTTTCATTCATATCAATTTCGATTCCGTCAATAAAAGCCTTGATGTTAGTCATAATTTCATCTCCATGAAAACCACTTACAAAATCTTCTTCGCCTTCAATCTTTATTGCACCTTCAGCATCAGCGTCTTGCCACATAGTATGAAGCATTCCATTTTCATCAACAAGATCACCTTTATAAAGTCTCCACGTATCAATGTTAATATTAGCTTTAGTGACCTTTTTAAATTCATATCTAGTTTTTGGTGTTTTTATTATGAAAATATCTCCTGTTTTTTCTACTGTATATTGATTTCTTTCAATCATTTTGTCAATTTGACTTTTTGAATATACATTCAAAACCGGAGACGGCTCAACAATAGGCTTTTCTGTATGAACTCCTTCAAACATTTCTACTCCACATAGTCCATGGTCGGAATAATATAAATAAAACCATCCATCATAGTCTTTCTTGAAGCTATATACATATCGGTTGTCGTGAATTGCATATGTTCCATTAGTATTACTAAAAAGTAATTTATCATCACCTGTTGATAAATTCTTTACTTCAGCCAAAGCAATCTTGAAATATCCGAGCGGTATCCTGTCAAAAAATATCGTGTAGTCTGTATTTGCTTTAAACGGATAAACTATAAGATGACTGTTCGTAGCATTAGCCGAACTCAGCTGCACATTGGGACTTGATCCTGTAATTCTAAGTCCAGGAATAATATATTCATCTGTTTCTAGATTAATAGAAGTTGCAATATCGCCAGTAAATAAATTTTTATATTTGCTAGTTTCTACTTGAAGCAAAGCTACATCTTTTTCAACATTTCTTTCTATTCTCAATTAAATCACTTCCTTTCTCTTAAACAGTTGGAATTAAAAAAAGGGATAACCCTTAAAATGAAATGAAACAAATGAAATAAATAATTTAAAGTTTGTATATAATCTTTTATTACGCAAATGAGTTAGGCAATGCGCCCCAACTCTTAAATCCTACAATCTGAAAATCTGTTGTACCAGATATGCTTTTATAATAGATTCTTTTACATCCGATTTCTTCATCATCAGAATATTTTCCACTTGCATTGCCAGGTATTCTTAAATACATATTATCTGCATCATCAAATGGAATATCAAAAGAAATGAGTAAACCATTAGTTCCAAAATTATTTATAGAAGATAATTTTATAACATCAAAGTCAACATACTGTTCATCGGTTGTTGCTGTTAATTGCAATATTGCTTTATCTTTATATTTATATCCCATCAACAAACCCTCCTATCTTTATAATTAATTAAACGAATTAGGTAACAATCCCCAATTTCTAAATCCTATAATTTGAAAATCTGTTGTACCATCAGCAGTTTTAAAATATATCTTGTCACATCCAACTTCTTCATTGTCGGCATAATTAAATGTTCCACCTGCTTCTACAATAAGATAATCATTGCCATCTGGTGTAAAATTTTTATCAAAAGAAATTAATAAATCTTTTTCTCCAAAGTTAGTTATAGAAGATATTTTTACAACATCAAAAGCTTTTTCTGTAGCAGTAGTAGAAGCTGAAAATTGTAATACTAGTTGATCTTTATATTTATATTCTGGCGAATTAATCCTTCCAGTTGCTTCTATGTAAAAATTAGTTTGTTTTCCATCCAACGATTTTGCAGAGAATTCAGTTACATCCCCTTCAAAAATATACAATTCACTTTTAAATAGCTTTTTAAATTCACCATTTACCCATACACCCAATAGCCCAGTTCCAATATTTGTTATTCTTAATCTTTCTTGTACATTGACAAATTCGTATACCGCAATTTGCTGTGTTGCAATTCCCGAGAAATGCGTGATATAGCTATTTTCTTGATTTGGTATTTGTATCTTTGCCATCTCCTTTCACCTTCCCTTTTCCTTTTTTCTTAGGCTCTGTAAGAACATCTAAAGATTTGCTGTTTTCCTGTTTTGCTTGAGATTCTTGTAATTTATTAGAAAGTTGATGTGATTCATTCTTATTTAAATCTTCTATTAATTCAGCAAAGTTACCATTTATAAGTTGCTTTGCTGTTTCATCATCTATAAAAATAACAGAACCCGAAGAGAAAATCCCCCTCGGGCTTGCCATCAAAGTTTTCATTTTAATTTTCATCATATCAATGCACCTTGTTAATATATTTAGTTAACACTAATGTTTGAATGAATCACACCGGAACCTTGCGTAACAGGATAAGCCTTTGCATTATATTTAATTGCTATTACGCTCTCTACTGCTGCGTTTGCAGTAGCTCTTATAATACTTACCTTTACATATCTTGTCCCAGGCTTAATAACATCAAGTATCAACAGTTTGTTATCTGCACTTGTAGCATCTGCTGTAATTGTTGCTACATTTTCCTTTTCAACACCATCTGACAAGTCGGATTCATTTCCGCATATTGCCTTGAGAGTAATTACAGATTTGTCAGTTACATCTCCAAGCTTTGCAGCAAAGCAAACGCTATCAAATGCTCCATTTGTTCCCAAATCTACTATTGAACTATTTATTGTAGTTGTGCCAGCAGTAGTATTATTTACTACTGCTTCAAAAGCGCAATTTTTTACCAATGATTCCATCATAATCTATTCCTCCTGTTTATTATACTTAAATCGCTAACATTATTCAGTTGCCAGTTTTACTCTTGCAAAGCACTCTTCGATTACAGGCATACCGTCTGTTTCAAGTCTTCCGATATAGCAAACTTGATTGCTTCTTGCATACAACTCATTCAATACCTGTATTTCAAGTCCAAGACTATCAACAATCCAATATCCAAGCTTGAAATCTCCAAGAATTCCCACATATGCTCCAGCACTAAATGTATTTGGTGCAAACTCAGATATATGTACAGGTTTGCCAAGAAGTCTGTCAGGCTCACCATTTGCAACTGATTCTTGCCATACATATTGATTATTATTATCTTTAATCTTTGCTATCTGTTTTATTGCATCCCTGTGAAATATCCAAGACAATCCTTTCTGATACTGTTCTTTAATTGAATATTTAGCTTCTTTCAAACCATCCAAAGTTATAGCTGATGTTGTATTACCTGTTGAAACGTCTCTTGATGTCGCGATACCATCATTCGAAGCAGTAAAGATTCCAAGACACTCTCCATTATGTCCAGTTCCTACCATATATTCCCTTTCAAGCATTTCATTAAATGCAGTTGCCATTTCTCCCTTGATAAGTGAATCAACACTAGGAGTATTTCTAATCAAAGTACGAGACACTAATATTTCTGCTGTTGCAGGAGAAGGCTTGAATTCCCTTTTGCCAAATGCCAAACTTGAATCAGGTGTAGGAGTTTGCAACTCTGTGCCTCTCGTTGCCCTAGACATTTTTGAGATTCGTTTCGGATAACCCAGCGACTGCGCCCCCTGTAACGGTGGAAGGACTTTTGCAAGTCTACGGAAGAAAAGATTATCGTCAATTTCTTTGATTAATTCGTTTACGAATTTCTGAGGAGCTACAAGATATCCTCCCTGAGTAGGATTGTCCTGCTGTAAATTACGATACTGATCGTATATTGCCTTGTCTCCTTCTCTCAAATACGAATTAAACAACTCATAAGCTCTTTCTTCTTTGTTTTCTTCATTTCTTTTAGCACCGCTAAATATTTCTTCCCTATTAGTTTCTCCGCATATCCTTTCCCTTTCAAGCTGTCTTTCAAGATTCAAAATAGCTTCATTCCTCTTATCAAATGCATCTTCCAGTTTTCTAAGTTCATCTTTCTTTGTGCTATCCATTTCTTTGCCTTCAAACTCGTCCATAATAGAACGAATCTGAGAGTTAATATTTGCTCTTTCCTGCTTTTCCTGAATAATTCTTTGTGCCAAATCATTTAAATTCATACGATCAACCTCCGATTAATTTATTAAAGTGATTTATTGCTTTAAAGTTATAAATTATTAAAGCGAAAAAATAAAAAAAATAAGCGTTTTTTCTACGCTTAAAAAATGACTATGAAAAAATTGATATTAAAAAAGCACTTAGTTAAGTGCTGAATCTACAGTATTGAATCAAGTTTTCTTCTAAGATTCCAGAAGAGTTCTTGCTGTTCTCTTAGATTATCATTAACATAATTAACATCTTCGATATCTCTGCCAATTCCAACGCTTGGATCTGCGGGGGTAGGCTCAATGGATATTTCAAACGGTTCCCATTTCATTGCGATTTTTGCTGGTCCGATAAATCTTTTGTTTGTTGATCTCTCTCGTGATGCAAGCTCTTCCCAATCTCTGACCGTATAACCAAAAGAAACGCCTTTAATGAAGCCCTTCTTCACTTTTTGATAAACTCTATCTGATAATTCATCATCATCAAAAGTAATGGTTGCTTTAACTCTTCTTTCGTCTACATCTAACCAAACATCATCAATTTTTGCAATTGGCATTTTCCCGTAATTTGGGTCTTTGCCGTGTGAAAACAACACTACACCGACTTCTTTAAGTCTTTTCAAATCTACAGAATCTTTGTCATGTGATAATATTTCAGCTCCAAATAGTCTCTCAACAGCCTTTTCGGAACTAAAAGACAATTCAACAGTTCTTGTTTCTTCGTTTACTACTTTAACATCTGTTTCCATTGCTCTTTCAAAGCAATTGGTATTATATGGATTGTGCTTATTCTGTTGATTCTGTAGATTTTTCTTGTTCACTGTCTTCTTCACCCTTCACACCACCTTTCATTTTAAACTCTAGATAATCTTTCAAAGATTCAACGGGAATCATTGCCCCGTTTACAAAATGAATATCTCCACCTTCATAAACATCCATGTCCTCTAGCTCCAAAACGTTATTCGGACTAAATACACCGTTTTGAAGCATTGTGTTATAGAAATTGCGCCTTGCGTCTGTATCTCCACGCAATAGCGCATTTGTTTTGAATTTCGCAAAATACTTTCTTTTTTCTTTTAATGTTAGTAAGTCTTTGTGAATTGTCTGCTCTAACTTAACGCACCGAGGCGTAAGACATGTTTGGACTGCTTCTATATTCTGCTGTTCAATATTATTAAATGTACTTCTATCTAATTCAAAAACCTTATGTGGTGGAACTCTAAAGAATCTACACACTTCAAGAACTTGAAACTTCCTTGCTTCTATCGCTTGACTTTCTTCGGGACTATTTGAAATCTTTTGGAACTTTGCACCGTTTTCTAAGAACATCACATTGAATGATTTTTGTAAACCTTGATATGTTTTTTGAAAATCTGCTTTAAAATCTTCTAGTTTTTCCGTTTTTAAAGCTCCAGGATATTCGACTATTCCCGAAACACTAGCTCCGTTTGCAAAATACTTGCTTGCATATTCTTCTAATGCAAGTCCTAAGCCCATTGCATTCCTTGCAATTGCAATTGGATCTAGTGCTTTATCTGCATCCGTAAATCTTTTTCCAACCGTTACCATCATGTTTTCGGGATATACAAGCGGTGATTCTGTTCCGTCATTGTATCGAATTATGTAAAACTTTTCACCTGTTTTTGAATTCCTATATATGCTAACGTTTTTCGTGGGAACATTCCAAAGCTCTTTTATAAACCCATTTTTGTCTCTTTTGATGTACGCAAATCCGTATCCCGTTAATTCCAGATTCCACAAGTACATTTCCCAAAAGTCAATAGCTGTCGTTTCGGGATTTGGAGAATCATGAAGCAAGTAATACAAATCTAAGTTTGTAGCAGGTGTTTTTCCTCTCTCAAGTCTTCGATACAATGTGCAAGGTAAAGAAGATATTGTGCTTGCTATATAATCTACACAAGCAAATACAGCAGATACCTTTACCGCTGTTTCTGAATTAACTTCAACTCCAGCTTTTGAAGCTATTGATGTACCTAATAGTAAAGCTTTAAATCTTTCTTCTATATCAGAATCAAAATTTTTGATTGTTTGATTCCCTATGCTTCTTTTTCCTAAAAAGTTACTAATAATTGGTATTTTTAAATTCAAATATTTCACCTCCTTTGTGAGAGGATTTTAAAAATTCTAAAACTTAAAATGCTGTTATAATACCTCTGTGATTGTAAACGCAATCATCTTCATTATTGGGATTTTTACGTAAAACAATATAATGTGCATCTATTAATGCTGCGATAGGATCGATATTGTCAAAAGATTCTCCTTTACTTAACATAATATTTGCTTGTGCGTTTCTAGAATCTTTAATTACCGCATTGCCCATTGCCCAATTTAATACGGGATTATTATTGTGTATTATTTTCTTTGCATACACACGTTCACGAAAATCTTTTGTCGGTTCATGCAATGAAAGAACACCTTGACGTACTTCAATTACTTCATATCCGTATTCTTTTGCCATTTTGTTTGCAAAAGATGTAGCGTTATAAATATCAAAACCTAGCATCTTGAGTTCCCATTGATTCTTTTTTCTTTGTTCTTCAATGTATTCAGCAATAAAATCATCATCTATGACCTCTTCAGGGGTTATTGTCAACCAACCTTCTTTCACCCACGAATCGAAATGCGTTTTCTTATCTTTTGCTAAGCGCATGAAATAAGTTGCTTCGGGCATGAATGAATGACTCAAAACAGCTATTCTTCCGTCATCAAGAGGAAATTCAAAAGCAACACTAGCCAAGTCAAGTTTTGAGGTTAAGTCAACACCAATTACACCTTTCCTACCTGTCAAGTCAGGGAACGGATTATCTTTTGAAGCTCCGCAAGCCTTCCATTTTGACATATTCATATAGCCAAAAGTTCTTTGATTGACCCAGACATTCATTGTTCTTGTAAGGAAATCTCTCATTTTATCAGGTTTGTTCAGTGCTACTTTCAGTTCATCTTTAATATTTTTAATTCCTTCTTCTGTTTTAGCCGCTATCGGATTAGCTTTAATCCAAACTCTTTCATCCCTAAAATCATCAATTAATTCACCATTTTCATCTACGTCAAGTTCATTAATCATGATAAAATATTCATCATCTTCTGTATCAATGTCGGGATTTAAGATTTTCGATGCATATTGATATTCTCTGTAACAAGGATAATTCAAATTAAATCCTGCGGTTGTGATTATCATAAGCAGAGGCTGTTCTCTAAGTTTCATTCCTGATGAAAGCACATCATAATATTCTGTTGTCGGATGTGCATGATATTCATCAAGTATTCCGCAATGTGGGTTTGAACCGTCACCTTTTTTTCTATCTTCTTCGGTCATTCGTGCAAAGAATGATTTACTTTTTTCGTGAAGCAAAACTTTCTGCCCAATGTCATCATAGAATTTGCACTTAATTTTATCTTTTAAAAACTCACACATTTCAGCCATATTTTTTGCTTCGCCCCAAACATATCTTGTTTGATCTTTCTTTGTAGCTGCAATATAAACCTCACTTGATTTTTCTCCCATTGCTGCTAACTCATACAGTGCAAGTATCGCTAAATTTTGAGATTTTGCGTTCTTCCTCGCAACTTGCCAATAAGCTCTTCTAAATCTTCTTAGTTTAGTGTCTTTATGAACCCAACCGTAGACGTTAGCAAAAATAAATTTTTCGATCGGTTCAGGTATTTTGTATTGTCCGGCAAGTTTGCTTTTTGTATGCTTGAAATAAGTCATCCAGTGAAGATACCTGTTTGCTCTTTCTATGTCAAAAATATACGGGAATTCTTTGGTTCCTTGATGTTCAAGATCTTTTAAAAATCTCATACAAGCCCATTTGTGTTTTTGGCAAGAAATGATTTCATCATCAATTACATCTTTACAATATTGAATTAATTCTTCAACTGAAGTTTCCACTAGCTCGTACAACTCTTCTCTAGTTAAGCTTAATGTATCTATCATACGCCAAACTCACTTTCCATGGGGTTATAAAGCTTTACAGGCTCTTTTTTAGGCACGTTTTTGACTCTTGCTAGCGGATTGAGAAATAATCTGTCTTGCATTTTCAAAAGCATATCCATTTTCTTATTAATTGCTGTTTCAAGCTTTAGTATTTCGCTGATTTCTAAAGATTCACTATCAGCTTCAGCAATGTCTCTTTTCTTAATCAGAGATTCATATTCAGAATATGTCTTACAATACATAGCCAAAGCACCAACATCAGCAGTTGACAATATCTCTATTCCCTCTTTAGCTGCTTCTTCAAATTCTTTCATGTGCTGTTTCCAATACTTATAAGCTACTGCATCGTTTTTCACAAATATTGGTGGCTTTATTTTTTTCAGGTCAGCAACGCCTAATTTGATTTCCGCTGCTTCCCTTGCTTCAATCTCCGCTTTTGTTAGATGTTTCCTGCCAGCTTGCTTTAGAATTGCGATTGGTTGTGCGTTTCTTCCCATTCCTTTTGCCACCACCTTTCTATAAAGTGTTTTTGATAGAATATTGATAATTTATTAACAAGAATTGATATAAAGTTGATATAATTATTGATATTTTTTAACAAACCCACAAAATATATCTTAGTCAAAATTAACTTGCATTTTTATGAAACTTGCTGGAAATTCATAGAAATTTTATTTAAAATTATTGATTTGATGTTTGAAAAGCAAGTTAAAATTAATTTATAAAAAACTTTATTGTTTTGCTGAGTTTCTCAGACTTTTTGGAAATTTTTATTGATTTTTACCTTTTAAAAAGTTGAAAAAGGGAATTTTTTGTACAAAAGGGTGGGCTCGCGGTCTTCGTACCAAAGGCTGTAAGGATTTTCCTACCCCCACCCTTAATATTTTATGTAAACAAAACCAACATAACTTTCCATTTATTTACAAATCATTTTCTACTTCTACATATTCACAATCTTCATTACAATCTTCATCGCTATCATTCATACATCCATCTAAATTAATCTTACCATGTTTACCCTTCATTGCCCTGTGTCCTTTAACACTGTTACAATGAATACAAGCTGCCTGATGATTGCTCTCATCCCAAAACAAAGAGTCCTGAGGATCCTTTGGCGGTATAATATGATCTACACATTCAGCAATTATGTTACATTTATTATCTAATTGCAGTTTACATAACTGATTCTCCGGCTGTTTTAAGAACAATTTCGTATACCTATACCACTTGCTTGTGTATCCTCTCTCATGTGCAGATTTCCTTCTTGCTTCGTATGATTGTTCATACATTCTCTTTTGATGCTCTTCGCAATATCCAGACTTTACAAGCTTATTACATCTAGGGTAACTACAAAATCTTAATACTTTCTCTGCCATAACATCACCTTCAAAAAAACTCAACATCATTTAATATAGAGTTTTACATAATCACAACCTTCATCATCTCTAAAAACTTTCGCACATCCAAGTTTGGAAGTTCTTTTACACTTTTCTCCTATTGCAACACAACTTCTTTTACTGCAATTCGTATTCTTGCCAGGTTCACATTCAAAAAGAACCTTTCTTCCTCGACTGTCAATCATTTCAACGGGTACTAAATATATTTCTTCAAATTCGCCTTCGCTTATTGTTTTGTTGTTGCTTTTAATATTGTATTTGTATTTTACTTTTACACCAGCTTCAGCATTTACATCATCAACATTGTTATTAAATTTAATATTAATCTTGTCAATTGCTATTGCATATGAATCAATGCTGAAAAATATTTCATCAAGATTGACTTTATTAAAATTCATAATCATTACTCTCCTTTGTTTTATTTAACTAACTAAATCAGCTAAACAACATTGCAATTTCTTTTTTTAAACAATTTTTGAAATCTTCATCAATTTTAATTTTTACAGGTATTTTAAAAGTATTATATTTTGCTTTACTAAAATCACTAACACTACAATTCAAAAATGCGTCAACAAAACTCTCTTCATCATTAAATGAAATATTAATATTTTCAAACGCAAGAGAATTAATTTTTATATTAACACTTAAATTATCTAAAACATTGTTAAGTGACAAAGCAATATCCCCTTTCTTGATATAATTTAAAACATCTCTAGCTCTTAGAAGTGCTAACATGCAACGAATATCAAATC